CGAATGAACTGCTGCTCATCCAGTGGTTGGGTCAGTTGTGTTGGGTAATCCATGTTTAACTCCTAGCAGGTGGTTGTTTTGAATGTCATCTAGTGACACAACGCATGTTATAGATACTAGGTTGACAGTCAAGCCCCCAAACCTTCAACTTTACATAACTTTACACAATATTGGTGCGAAGGTATTCATTTTGTGTGGTTCAAAATCAATATTAGGTCGGCTGCGTGGGTGTTGGCACGAAGGAGCGAAGGCGGCGGGAAAGGTAAAGCGGCGGCACGTTGATAGCGAAGCGGAACAGTGTGGTGTCTGNTCTAGTAGAGAGANAGAACACTATCAGAGAAGTATCTNTCAGACTTGACAGTATCTTGAAGTGTCCTAGAATCGGATGGTACTCAACTCGTACTTAACAATCATGCCAGCNAAACTCACAAGAAAAGAAATCCAAGAAGGGATTAAGCAAGTGCCAATCGAGCGGATTNTGTTGGGAGCTACTAACCCAGCAAATATCAAACTCACCAAGAAACAAAAGGCATTTGCTGAACAAGTGGTAGAAACAGGCAACAAGACAGAAGCGTACAGACGAGCCTACAACACCAACGGGAAGAGAACGACAGCTGCACCATCAGCAAACAAACTCTCCAAAAACCCAAACGTGAACACTTACATCATGGCACTAAACGCAGCTAAAAGTGTTGAGGAATATCTTCTACCCGCTCGTTTGAGGTCAATGGCAATACACAAACTCTCACAGTTAGCACTATCAGATGACATTGCCCCCGCCCAGCAGCTCAAGGCGTTGGAGCTTGTGGGCAAAATGACAGAGGTTGCGCTGTTCACCGAGCGGCGTGAGCTGGTGCATACGATGGACTCGGACACCTTGAAAGTCAAGTTGATGGAAGCGGTGCAGCTTGCCATTGCTAACAGCAAGGGCATTCGCCAAACGACCAAGAGAAGTGCAGCCGAGCTGCTGGCGGAGCTTACCAACCAGAGCGAGCCTGAAGATATTGAGTACGTTGACATGCAATCAGTTGACATGCAACCACTTGACAGTCAAGCTGAGCTGGAATCCATCTCTGAACTGGCGGGGGAAGGGCATGTGAAACGGCAGGGCGACGACCCCACCGAGGGGCATCCCCCATTTTTTCCAAACGAATCGGCGGCTCACTTGCATAGTATTCCGCACAATCAATCATCGCTTCAAACGGGTGGGGGGGATCAATTTTCTATTGACAGTCAAGTAGGCTCGGATATGGAAAAGGCCCCCCTTGTGATTTCTGATGAAAATGGGGAGGGGGGTATACAAAAATGACGCCAGCGCAAAAAGAGACATATTTAGTTATTGAGCAATGGTGGGCTACGTTTGGGTATGGGCCTACGATAGATGACATCATGCACTTGACGGGGGAGAAGGGTCGGGGGAATGTGGCTAGGAAGATGAGGCGGTTGATTGATTTGGGTGTGTGTAAGGGGACGATGAAGATGACTAGGAGTATTCGTCCGGCTCATTTGAGGTTGAGGAATTTGCATGGATGATTTGCTTGAGATATTGAAGACCTTGCCTGAGGAGGAGCAGGCGGCGTTGCGTCCTTTGGCTATGGCGTATCGGGATGCGGTGACGAGGGAGAGTGGTCAGAATGACTTTATGGCTTTTGTGCAGACGATGTGGCCGGGGTTTATTCATGGGGCACACCATGCGTTGATGGCTCAGAAGTTTGAGGAGATTGCACAGGGGAAGATTAAGCGGTTGATTATTAACATGCCACCCCGTCATACGAAGTCGGAGTTTGCGAGCTATTTGTTGCCGGCTTGGTACTTGGGGAAGTTTCCTCAGAAGAAGATTATTCAGTGTTCAAACACGGCTGAATTGGCTGTGGGGTTTGGCCGTAAGGTGCGTAACTTGGTGGATGGGGAGAATTATGCCAAGGTGTTTCCGAATGTGGCGTTGAGGTCTGACTCAAAGGCGGCTGGACGATGGAGTACGAATGCTAACGGGGAGTACTTTGCGATTGGTGTGGGTGGTACGGTGACGGGTAAGGGTGCGGACTTGTTGATTATTGATGACCCGCATTCTGAGCAGGAAGCTGCACTGGCGTCGAGTGACCCGGCGGTGTTTGACAAGGTGTATGAGTGGTATACGTCTGGTCCACGTCAGCGGTTGCAGCCAGGCGGCTCAATTGTGGTGGTGATGACACGCTGGTCCAAGCGAGATTTGACGGGCAAGATCTGTCAGGCGATGGTGGACAGGGACGGGGATGAGTGGGAGATTATTAGTCTTCCGGCGATTAAGAGGAATGAAAAGCCGCTGTGGCCGGAGTTTTGGAGCTTTGATGAGCTGAATAAATTGCGGATTGAGTTGCCTTTATCGAAGTGGCAGGCTCAGTATCAGCAAGATCCAACGTCCGAAGAAGGTGCGTTGGTCAAGCGAGAGTGGTGGAAGGTGTGGGAGGATGAGAGGCCACCAGCTTGTCATTACGTGATTCAGTCATGGGATACGGCGTTTACGAAGTCTGAGAGGGCTGACTATTCGGCGTGTACGACTTGGGGTGTATTTTTCTTGCACGANAATGAGCAAGATCCAAANATTATTTTGCTGGATGCTTTTAAGGAGCGGATGGAGTTTCCGACTTTGAAGCAACGGGCAATGGATATGTATCAGGAGTGGCAGCCAGATTCGTTCATTGTGGAGGCAAAGGCATCGGGTGCACCGTTGATTTTCGAGCTTCGCAGGATGGGCATACCGGTTCAGGAATTTACACCGACGAGGGGCAACGACAAGATTTCACGGCTAAATGCGGTGACAGATTTGTTTGCCAGTGGTAAGGTGTGGGCACCAAGAAAACGTTGGGCTGAAGAAGTCATTGAAGAAGTAGCATCTTTTCCTAACTCAGATCATGACGATTTGGTAGACTCTACGACACAGGCTTTGCTTAGATTTAGGCGTGGCGGCTTTGTAAGTTTGCAAAGTGATGAGCCAGATGAGCCTAGAGAATTCAGACGCAAAAAAGGCTATTACTAAGGAATCGTATGTCAATTGATAAAGCAATGTATCAAGCTCCTGCTGGACTGCCCAGTTTGGATAATCCAGACGTTGAGATTGAGATTGTTGATCCTGAAGAGGTTGACATCAAGGTTGGCGACATGGAAGTCCACATGGGCGGGGAAAATACGGAAGACTTTGATGCCAACTTGGCTGAATACATTCCTGAATCAATCCTGTTGCAAATTGGCTCTGAACTGTTGGATGACTACCAGACCGACATTGATTCTCGTAAAGATTGGATTCAAACCTACGTGGATGGCTTGGAACTTCTTGGCCTGAAGATTGAAGAACGCACAGAACCTTGGGAAGGTGCTTGCGGGGTGTATCACCCAGTGCTGGCCGAAGCGGTGATTAAGTTTCAATCTGAAACAATCATGGAAACTTTCCCAGCTGCGGGTCCCGTCAAAGGCGAGATCGTTGGCAAGGAAACCCAAGAAAAGAAAGACGCTTGTGAGCGTGTCGTGGAAGACATGAACCACGAGCTGGTGGACGTGATGCAAGAGTACCGTCCAGAACATGAGCGTATGTTGTGGGGTGTGGGGTTATCAGGTAACGGCTTTAAAAAGATTTACGTTGATCCACGACTTGACCGTCAAGTCTCGATGTACATCCCAGCGGAGGATTTGGTTGTTCCTTATGGCTCAGCCAATTTGGAAACGGCAGAACGTATTACGCACGTGATGCGTAAAACAGAAAATGAAGTCAAGCGTCTGCAGTATGAGGGTTTTTACCGAGACGTTAATCTTGGAACGCCAGACAACACGCTGGATGAGATTGAAAAGAAGATTGCCGAAAAACTTGGCTTTCGCGCAACCACAGATGACCGCCACAAGATTTTAGAAATCCATGTTAACTTAGACATTCCCGGCTTTGAGCATATTGACAAGGACGGCGAACCCACCGGCATTGCATTGCCTTACGTGGTGACGATTGATAAGTCCTCCAGCACGGTTTTGGCAGTACGCCGCAACTGGAAAGAAAACGACAAGACGCACCAAAAACGCCAGCATTTTGTCCATTATGGATATATTCCCGGCTTTGGTTTTTACCATTTTGGGTTGATTCACTTGATTGGTGCGTTTGCTAAATCTGGTACGTCTATCCTGCGCCAGTTGGTGGATGCTGGCTCGTTGGCCAACTTACCCGGCGGTTTTAAAACCCGTGGTCTTCGGGTCAAGGGTGACGACACACCGATTGCACCGGGCGAATTCAGGGACGTAGATGTCCCAAGCGGCACGATGAAAGACAACATCATGCCCTTGCCTTACAAAGAACCCAGCCAAACATTGATTGTTTTGCTAAACCAAATCGTTGAAGAAGGCCGTCGTTTTGCTTCTTCTGGCGACTTGAAGGCTTCGGACATGTCCAGCCAATCCCCCGTGGGAACAACGCTGGCCATTTTGGAACGCACATTGAAAGTAATGTCTGCCATTCAGGCACGTATTCACTACTCAATGAAGCAAGAGTTCCGTCTTTTGAAGAGCATCATTGCCGAGTATGCGCCTGCAGACTACGACTATGAACCGTTTACAGGAACTCGTAAAGCCCGTAAATCTGACTATGAGATGGTCAACATCATTCCAGTCAGTGATCCAAATGCGGCAACGATGAGCCAAAAAGTGGTTCAATATCAGGCAGTTTTGCAGCTGAGCCAAACAGCGCCACAGCTCTACAACTTGCCTTACCTACACCGCCAGATGTTGGAAGTCATTGGGATTAAGAACTTGGAAAAACTGGTTCCCCTGCCAGAGGATCAATCTCCCGTGGATCCAGTAACTGAGAACGTAAATGCTTTAAAAAACAAACCTTTAAAAGCGTTTTTGCATCAAGACCATCAAGCCCACATACAAATTCACTTGTCGGCTTTAAATGATCCAAAGATCAAACAAGTCATTGGCCAAAACCCTCAGGCTCCGATGATGATGCAAGCGTTGCAGGCACACATCACTGAGCACGTTGGCATGGAATACATGCGTCAGATGCAGCTGTCCATGGGCATCAACATTCCTTACTCGGACAACGACGACAACGAAATCAAGTTGACGCCAGAGCAAGAGATGATGATTACCCGTCTGGCCGTGCCTGCGGCGCAGAACTTGCTCAATCAAAATCAAACGGCCATGGCTGCACAGCAAGCCCAGCAAGCGGCGCAAGATCCAATTGTCCAAATGCAAATGAAAGAACTCCAGCTCAAAGCGCAAGAGATCGACATCAAGCAAAAGAAAATGCAAATGGATGCAGCGGCCAAAGCAGACCAGCTGGAGATCGAAAAACAACGCATTGCGGCACAAAAAGAAATTGCCGGTATGCAAGTTGGCGCAAAGATCAAAACAGACAAAGAGAAGTTAAAAGCCAGTCAGCAATTAGAAGGCATGAAGCTCGGCCACCAAATTGGCAATGCTCAAGCCCAATTGAACCAGCAGCGTCAAAACGAGAAACTGCGCGTAGCCGCTGATCTCTATAAAGCCCAAAATCAAAACGAGAAACAGCAACCACCTTCAAAAAAGGAAGATAAATGAAAGAAAAAATCTTAGACCATCTGCTCAAACAAGTGGATGCAAAAGTGAGGAGCTTGGAAGAGTCCCTCGGTACAGGTGTGGCCAAAGACTACGCTGACTACCAAAAGACGTGCGGACAGATCACTGGTCTTCTGACTGTACGGCTCTACATGACAGACCTAAAAAAGAACTTGGAGAATTTTGATGAGTGAAATACTGATCGGCTCAAACCCCGATGATGTGAGTAACGCAACTGTTTTGCCCGAAACGGCAGAGGAAAAAGCCAAACAACTGCCTGTCCCACAAGGCTATCGCATGTTGGTAGGCATTCCAGACGCAGAAAAAACCTATGAAGGCGGCATTTTGAAAGCTGGATCAACATTGCACATGGAAGAAGTACTTTCAACCGTGTTTTTTGTGATCAAACAAGGNTCAGATTGCTACAAAGATGAAAAACGCTTTCCCAATGGCCCATGGTGCAAAGAAGGTGACTTCATTTTGGCTCGTCCAAACACGGGAACACGCCTAAAAATCCATGGTCAAGAGTTCCGATTGATCAATGACGACTCAGTTGAGGCCGTTGTTGAAGATCCTCGCGGCATCACCCGCGCTTAACAGGAGAAAGAATATGGCAACAAGCGATGCAGACGCTTTTTCTTTCCTCAATAGCGACGATGAGCTACCCGGGGATGGGAAAAAAAGCGCAGAAGACATAGAAATTCAAATTGTTGACGACACTCCAGAGGAAGATCGTGCCCATGCGACACCTTTGCCCAAGGAAATCGTCGATGAAATTGACAATGATGATCTAGAATCCTACTCAAAAGAGGCAAAACAGCGTCTTTTGCAGATGAAAAAGCTCATTAATGATGAACGTCGAGCAAAAGAACGTGCCGAACGTGAGGCAGCCGAGGCAACTCGTGTGGCTGGCGTGGTAATCAACGAAAACAAGAATTTGAAAGGCCGTTTATCTGATGGCGAGAAAGTTTTTGTGTCTACAGCCAAGGAAAAACTGGCTTCAGACCTAGACAAAGCTCGTCGTGAGTACAAAGAAGCCTATGATTCTGGCGATGCTGACCGACTTGTCGAAGCTCAGGAAAANCTGACCGAGATTAAGTTNAAAGCACAAGAAATGGATCGTTATCGTCCCCANTATGACGAAAACACTTTACAGACTCAAGATTTTGGTGTACAAACTACACCACAACAGTCTCAACCAGAACGTTTGGATGCAAAAACCCAAGCGTGGCTTGACAAAAACAAGTGGTACGGGACTGATGATGACATGAGCTTTCTTGCTATGGGCATTCATAAGCGTCTGGAAAGGGAAGGAGTCCCAGCGGGTTCCGACCACTACTGGTCAACGATTGATGCCGAGATGAGAAAACGCTTTCCCGACAAGTTCGGCGACGCAGAAACCAAAACTTCTGCCACAACTCGTAAATCCTCGGTGGTTGCACCAGCGACGAGATCTACGTCTTCAAAAAAGATCACTCTCAACACACGTCAACTTGAACTGGCTAAGAAATTCAAACTTACGCCGGAACAATACTACAACGAACTGGTAAAAACGGAGGCCCAAAATGGCTGAGAATCGCACACCCCGAGAAATTGAAACACGTCAACAATCACAACGACCCAAACAATGGGTTGAACCTGAGTTGTTGCCTGAACCAGACAAGGAACCGGGCTTCGCGTACCGCTGGGTCAGGACTTCAATATTGAACAACGTGGATCATCGCAACATCTCTTCCAAACGCAGAGAAGGCTTTGAACCAGTTCGTATTGAAGAACAGCCAAAGTTTTACATGATGACTGACCCCGATAGTCGTTTTAAAGACAACATCGAGATCGGTGGATTGTTGCTTTGTAAGATTCCTGAGGAGTTTGTTCAAGCTCGTTTTGACATGGAAAATCGTAAGACCCTTGCCAATGCGGAAGCTGTGGACAAC